CTGGGTTCTCGAAGTCGCTGCTCTGTAACGTGTTCTGGCCGGCGTGGGAATGGGGCCCGCGCGAGATGCCGCACCTGCAATACATCTCGTGGGCCTACAAAGACAACCTCACGATCCGCGACAACCGACGGTGCCGCGACATCCTCGAACACGAGATCTATCAACGTCTGTGGGGCGACGTGTTCGAGCTCGTCGACGATCAGAACACGAAGATCCGTTACGACACGAACCACCACGGGTTTCGGATCGCGACCTCGACGGGCGGAACCGGCGAGCGCGGCGATCGCAACATCATCGACGACATGCACTCGGTGCAGGGCGCCGAATCCGACACGAAGCGGTCCGCCACGCTCGAATGGCTCACGACCACGCTGCCGACGCGTGTGAACGATCCGACGAAAACCGCGTTCGTCTACATCGGCCAGCGCATCCACGCCGAGGACGGCCCGGGCCACTTGCTCTCGCACGGGCTCATCGACTGCCACTTGCTGATCGAGATGCACTACGCCGGGATGGATCATCCGGTTCGCAAGGAACCGGGCTGGATCGGCTCGACGATCGGCTACCAGGATCCGCGCACGGTGATCGGGCAGCTCGCATGCCCCGAGCGCTTCCCCGAGGAGGAAGTGAAGAAGCTCGAGCTGATCATGGAGTCCCACAGCGGCCCTTACGCTGCGCTCGGCCAGCTCGAGCAGGCGCCGATCCACAAGACCGGCGGCATGTTCAGCGACGAGTGGTGGCAGATCAAAGAGGCGCACGAGGTGCCGAAGGGCGGGCGCGAGCGGCGCGCGTGGGACTTCGCCGGCTCGAAGCGCAAGACCTCGCCGTACACCGCGAGCGCGCGCGGCAAGCTCGTCGGCGGCATCCTCTACATCACCGACATGACGTGCGATCGGTGGGAGGCCGCCGAGCTCGAGAACAACGTGGTCGACCAGGCCGAGGCCGACGGGCACGCCGTCGTGCAGGACTGGCCCCAGGATCCCGGGCAAGCTGGCAAGGCGCAGGTCTCGTCGATGGCGAAGCGGCTCCACGGCTACGACCATCACGCGTCGCCGGAGAGCGGCGAGAAGTCGGTCCGTGCCTCGCCGGTCGCGGCGCAGGCGAAGCGCGGCAACGTCGTGCTCGTGCGCGCGCCGTGGAACAAGCGCTTCATCGCCGAGGCGCGGCTGTTCCCGCGATCGACGTTCAAGGATCAGGTAGACGCCGTCTCGCGGCTGCACGCCGGGCTCGTCGCGAACACGAGCGGCAGCGAGCCGGATGGCGGCTGGACGGGCGACGACGATAGCGACGCCTTCACCGACTCCCAAGTCGACTGATATCGCCCCGCGCGCCGGTTCCAGCGAGAACCGGTAGCGAACCGGTGCCGAAGAAAAAGAACAGCGGGCAGTTCCAGAAGGGCAACAACGCCAACCCGCACGGCCGCGCCGCGCCGATCGTGAAGGCGAAGAACGCGCCCGGCGGCGATGGCGTGATCGCCACCGGCGGTTACCTGCAGACCGGCGAGGCAAACAAGAAGCTCACCGGCCGGCTCAAGTGGCGCGAGTACGCGAACGCGTACTTCCGCCCGGCCGTCTCGATCTCGGCGTCGCTGCGGTCCGCGCTGATCGCGGGCGCGAAGTGGACGCTCGCGGAGAACGCCGCCGGCGGCAAGGCCGCGGCGAAGGGGCTCGACGTCGTGCAACGCGGATTGCTCGACGCGCGGCTGCCGCGGCCCTGGCCGATCGTCGCGCGCACCGCGGGCATGGCCTACTTCGAGGGCTTCCGCCTGCAGTCGTACGGCTTCGGCCGCCGCCCCGATGGGCTCGTGACGTTTACGGAGTTCAAGGAGCTGCCGTGTCACACGATCCAGCGGTGGTTCCGGCCGACCCCGCGCGACCGCTTCGACTCCGTCGAGCAGTGGCTCGACACCGGCGAGCGCTACACGATCGATCTCGCCGATTGCTTCTACTTCGTCAACGACATGCTGACCCCCTCGCCCGAGGGCATCGGGATGTTGCGGCTCGTGATCGATCGCGTTCGTCGCACGAACGACTACGAAGATCTCGAAGGCTCGGAGGTGTTCTCGGGCATGGGCGGCACGCCGATCGCGCGCGTCCCGCTCGAGGAAATCAGCAAGGGGCTGACCGGCACCGAAGAGGAAATCACCGCGAAGAAGCGCGCCAAGACGAACAAGATCGAAAAGATCGTCAGCGATCGCATCAAGACGCCGCAGAAGCGCGCGTACGCGGTGCTCGACTCGGCGACCTACCAGGGCTCGGACCCGAACACGATCTCGACGGTGCCGAAGTGGGGCATCGAGATCGTCAAAGGCGACCTGCAGGGCTTGCCCGACATCCGCAAGATCATCAGCGAGAGCGACCTCAACGATGCGCGCGTGCTCGGTGTCGACTTCGTGTTCGGCGGCGGCGCCGGCTCGGTCGATGGCGGCGCTGGTCGGCATCAGAGTCAGGTCCATCTCTTCACCGCCCAGCTCGCCGCCGACCTGGTGTTGCTCGGCATCGCGGGCACGCAACAGCTCGCGCGTCGCATCGTCGCGGCGAACGGGCTCGATCCCGACGAGGCCACGCCGGACCTGATCGCATCGCCGATCAGCACCGAGGACGTGCTCAAGACCACGCAGGCGCTCGTGCAGCTCAACATGGCCGGCCTGCCGGCGAACCACCCGGCGAAGATCGCGATCTTCGATCGCCTCTCGCTGCCGTGGCAGCCCGAGGAGGAGCCGGTGTTGCCGCGCGTGCAGGTGCAGGTACCGGCTGACGGCGGCGCGATCGGCGACACGCCGGGCCAGCCTGGCGAACACCCGCAGCCTGGCGACCACCCGCAGATCGACACGCCGCCCGGCGAACAGAAGCCGACCGACATCCAAGACCGCCAACCGGAGGGCAAGTAGTCATGGAGACCGAGACCCTCACCAACGGCGCGACGGGCCAGATCTACGGCACGTTCGCCGAGGCCGTGTCGTACCTGGGCGGCATGTTCGGCGACCAGTACACGGCGTGGACCGGGCTCGACACCGACGACGAGCGCAAGCAGACCTTGATCGCGGCGACGCGTCGGCTCAACCGCCTGTCGTGGAGCGACACCGCCCCCACGTTCGCGGCGCGCGATGCGATCGTGTCGGACGACAGCGTGAAGCTGTTCCAGGTCGCGTGCTACGAGCTCGCGGCGCTGGCGGCCGATGACCCGTCGGTGCTGACCACCGCCGATCAGGGCACGAACATCGAGCAGGTCGACGCCGCCGGCGTTGGCGTTCGGTACTTCAACCCGCAGAGCCGTCGCCAGGGCAACGCGACGATCCTGCCGCCGATCGTGATGGACCTGATCGGCGACTACCTCGCGACCGACTCCACCAACGGGCCCGACGGTGGCGACGGCGAGAGCGGCAGCTGCGAAAGCCCGTTCGACTTCGAGCACAACCTCGCCAAGCGCTGGCAGCCGTTCTAATGGGGCTGCTCGACGGAAAGATCGCGAAGACGGTCGCGCGCGCGATCAAGCAGGCGAAGCTCGACAAGCCCGCCGTGCTGATCGTGAAGACGCCGACCACGCGCGAGGTCGGTCGCACGGCCGGCGGAACGCAGCCGACGCTGACGCCCTACAAGTGCCGCGGGCTCGTGCGGTCGTGGAAGCGCACGATGCTGAATCAGACGATCGTGCAGACCTCCGATCGCGTCGTGGTGTTGTTCGGCGCGACGATCTCCGGCGGCAAGGTGACGCCCGCGATCGGAAACAAGATCACGATCGAAGGCACGACGACGAACATCGTCGACATCGAGCGCGATCCGGCGGGTGCAACCTACAACTGCCTGACGAGGTGACACGGTGAGCGAGCGCGACATGCAGCAGCTCATCGCGATGCTCGAGCGCCAGCTCGGCATGAAGTGGTCCGACGTCGTCGAGTGGCTGCGATCGCAGAATTCGCTCGCTGCCATCGAGCAGAAGCTAGCGACCGGGCGGCTGAGCGATGTGGTCTCCGACGTCGCCCAGGCGGCGCAGAAGTTCGCCGCGGACCTGCACGCCGCGTACATCACGAGCGGGCAGACCGAAGCGACGTGGCTCGACAGCAACGTCAGCGACACGCTGATCCACTTCGACGCGGCCTCGCCGCAGGTGATCGCGGCGGCTCGACGCAACACGCTCGAGCAAGTCGCCGGCCTCACCGAGGAGAGTCGCGCCACGATCCGGCAGGCGCTCGTCGACGCCGCGCAGGACGGCATCAACCCGCGCGAGACGGCGCAGCGGATCCGCGACAGCATCGGACTCACGCCGCCGCAGGAACGCGCGTTGTCGAACTACCGCGCCGCGGTCGAGAGCGGCGACTACACCAAGGCGCTCGGCTACGAGCTCAGCAGCGGCCACAGCGACCGCACGATTCTGTCCGCGCGCGAGAGCGGGCGTGCGTTGACGCAATCGCAGGCCGACCTCGCCGTCGAACGCTACCGGCAGAACAGCATCGATGCGCGCGCCCTCACCATCGCGCGCACCGAATCGCTGCGAGCGGCCCACGACGGCTCGCGCGATTCGATCGGGCAGGCGATCGGCCGCGGGCAGCTGGACGCCGACGCGCTGGAAAAGTCATGGAACCCGGGCCCGAAGATCCGGTTCGCCCGCCCGGACCATCAGGAAATGGGACAGCGGTCGGCGATCGGCGTGCTCGAGGACTTCGTGCTCCCCGACGGCACCCGCATGTGGGGGCCAGGCGATTCCCGCGGCGGCGCGAAGCACTGCGCGAATTGCCGATGTTGCTCGTCGACGCGCTTCCGGGCTTGACGCGTAATCGACCCCCCTGCCGGCGATCCGCACTCTCGGGTGTGTGAAGCCCCAGCCCCATCGCCTCAAGCTGACCTCGCTGAAGTTCATCTCGTCGGTGGACGTGCCGGCGCAGGAGACCGCTACGGCCCGACTGCTCAAGCGCAAGGGGCCGGCGGTGCAGATGAAGCGCAAGGGCGAATCGCTCGAGGTAAAGGGCACCGCGCGCGTCGCGAAGCTCTCCGACGAGCTCGGCCTCGTGTTCGGCTGGGCGATCACCACGAAGGCGAACCACGTCGACTACATCGATCTTCAGGGCGACAACGTCGTCGAGGAGGATCTGATCAAGGTCGCGGCCGAGTGGATGTCCGCCGGCGGCGCCGCCGACACGATGCACGACCGCCAGCAGGACGGCAGCGCCGTGTTCTGCATGCCGATGACGTACGAAGTCGCCAAGGCGTTCTTCGGCGACAAGATCGGCGGCGAGCTC